GTCATTGAGGCGAAAGAACGGACCAGAGCCAGTTTCGGTTAGGTCAAAACCAATCTCGACTTTTTGACTTGGCTTAGCCAACCGGACTCACCACCACTTGACCACCGCTTTGAACATACTTAGTAATTGTGTTACCCAAAGTCTTACCAACCATTGCCAAAGACTGTGTTGAATCGGTCTTGACATTTATGTTTATGGTTGTGCCAACCGCGCCCGCACCAAGACCCTGTATTAGACCAACCTGACTGCGCAATTGGTTTCTTAGATTGACTGCACTCATCGCCTCGGCAGTTCTGCCTGCAATAGCAGCCTCGTTTGCAAAAGTGTTAGCAGCGGCAATTCTTTCTTGCAGGTAAGCAATGACCTTAGTCACATCATTCATCGAGTCAATAAAGATTCCAGTCGCATCCCTAACTGACGATGCAGCCATGTTAATACCGGTCATGCCACCACCAACAGCTCCGCCTGTTGCGCCGGGAGTTGTGCCAGTAATGTTTTGAATCTTCTCTTCGGCCTTAGTTTCTACTTGTCCGAGCTTCTTGAGGAACTCTGTAACAACCTTGTCAAGTCCGCCCAAGTCACCCTTCATAGACTCGATGTTTTCTTGGAAGGCTTCGCGGATTTTCTTGACGGCCTCGATTAGAGTTAGGTTTGCCTCAATAACTTCTTGATTGAAGTCCAGCTGTAATTGCTTTAGAGCCTCGGTTAGCTCGGTTTGAGTTTGAACATAAAGGTTCTTTAGTTCCCTTGTTGCCAAGCCTTGCTTATTGTAAATCTGGCGAGCAAGCGAGTCCATGCCAGTCTCGGCTGTTGACTCAAGTGCTAGGAATAGTCTTTGAAGTTCTGCCTGAGTCTGCGGAGTGGATTCAAGGATTGCCGAGGCCAGTTCGTTGCCTGTGTCAGTTCCAGCCTGAACAACTTGCTCAATAAAGGTCTGCGAGAATCCCGCAGCGTTGAGCTTGCCAGCCTTCTCAAGTAGAGCCTGCGACTTTGCAAGTCTTGTCGTTAGACCCTGCACCAAATTAGCAACAGACTTGGTTTCCTCAACCTCAAAGATGTCGGCTAGCGAAATTCTGACTACTGATTCAAAAGCAGTTCTAAGCCTGTCTTGTGACTGTTGAACTATCCCTGCAAGCTTGTTAGCAAAATCGGTTTCAGTTTTTATAACAGCTTCGGCATAACGCTTCTGAGCTGCTGCAATTGTCTTGTTATATTGCTCTTGCGCTCTAGCGAGGTCTTTCTGAGAGTTCTGAATAAACTTGCGAACCTTGTCAAATGCTGACTCTACATTCTTTGAAACAGTCGTTGTTGTGCTGGTTGTGGCAGCGGTAGTTGCGGCATTTGGTGCAATAAATCCCTGAGCAATGTTGCGGAATCTGTTTAGCTCGCCAGCGGTATCGCCAATTTGTTTTCTTAGATTATTGAGCTTGAGATTGTCTAGGTCTCTAATGTGTCCAGCAGCGGTGCTTCCTTGAGTGCCTAGGTCGGTAACAGCCCCAGTCGTTCCCTCGACTGACTCCATAAATTCGATGGTGTCGGTTGTTAGGAATCGGAAGTAAGTTCCAAGGTCACCGCGCTTGAATGCCTCAATTGCTACCCCTGCACCCTGAATAAAGGCAACAAAAGAAGCACCAGTTGTTACTAAGAACTCAATGATTCTGACTAGGTTTGATAGAAGGTCCGAGAAACCCTTTGCGTCCTTTTGCCCATTTGTAATAGCTGAGAAAAGAAGGTCAAACGAACGCTTCAGGTCACCCAATGCCCTATTGAGGTTTGTTCCGCTTGTTCTTGCCTCTGCGAAAACCTCGCCAATAAATTCGAGAACACCAGCGACAGCCGGACCAATCTTCTCACCCAAGTCTTTGAATATCGGCAACAGGTCATCTACAACAACTCCGACCAATGCCTCAAAAGCTGGAAGCATGGCTGTTCCGATTTCAGCCTGAATGTCTGTGAAGGTTGCCTTGAGGATTCTTTGTCTGTTAGCTAACGAGTCAGAAGTGTTTGCAAAGTCACCAGCGGTTTTAGCTGTTGACTCTAAGAGCAACCCATAGCGAGCCTGAACCTTCTCCTGCTCGGTCATTGTCTCGCCGACCTTGATTAGTCCAGTTCTTAGCGCATAGGCTTTGACCTCAGACTCAAGAAGGTTTATACCGAATCTCTTTAGCGGCTCTGCCTCACCCGAAAGACCAGACTGGAATACCTGCAAAGCCTCGGCAACCTCAATGTTGAATACCGATGCAAAGTCAGCGGCGCGAGTTGTAATGTCTCCAATGAATCCAGCGACATCCCCGCCCTCGCCAACAACTCTTTCGGCAAAGGCTGAGAACCTAACGGCAGCTTGGTTGAACTCGGTGCGAGCCAGACCCAATGACTGAGCAGCGTTCTCACCAATCTTTAGGACTTCATCTGCCGACTTACCAAAAGCAACATTGACAGCGTTTGTAGATTCTTGAAGGCTTGAAGCAGCCTTGATTGAGTCAGCCGAGAGCTTGGCAATCGCCGCGCCAGCTGCGACAGTTGCAACACCAATAGCTTTGAAGGCTGTGGTAATTCCGTCACTAATCCCCTGAAAGGACTTCTGTGCGTTCTTTATTCCCTTGTCATCCCAGACGGATTTGAGGACTACGCGAACTTGTGACATTAGTTATCTCCAAATGCTTTGTTGAAATACTTTTGCAAAACCTTGTCTATCTCTCTAGCAACATCGTCAATCTGCTTCTCTAGTGCAGGCCATCCAAAACGCGAAGCCTTGCCATATCTACTCGTCAACTCTTGAATCATTGCTCGACCCTGACCATTGACTGCGTGTCTGCGCTTTACGATTTCACCATTGCGTTTTCTATAAACATATTCTCTTGACCTTGTTCCCATGTTGCCGTTGGACTTCCTACCAGCCATGTCAGCCATAGAAACGGTAGGGCTGTTAATAATGACCTTGGCAATCGGCGTGGTCAGACTGCGACCCGATGCTTTGATTGCGCTTGAAATAGTCAAAGACTTAGGCCCAGTTCCCTTGCCCTTTAGCGACAATCCTTGCTTGCCAGTTCCCTGCCAGTTGAGTCTGCCCTCGTTTATTACATAGCTCTGAAGACCAGTCAGCTTGCTCGTCCTAGAAATGACAAAGCCCATTCCTGAAAGCGGTGGCTGATTGGGAATGTTGAGCTTAATCTGGTCAGCGACAGGCTTAGCAATTCTGTTTATTTCTTTTCTAAATTCCTTGACCCCATTGGGTTCGATGTCTTTGAGCTTTCTCAACATGGCTTTTACATCAGCCGAGTTCAGCTCAAGAATTGGATTCAACATCAGACACCTCTGGTCAATTCTACCTAATAGAAAACCGACCCCGAAGGGTCGGTCTCTACTTCTTATTCATCTCTTGCGCCCGCCAGACTAGGTATCTGCCCATTGTCCATAGCAATCGCTCGTCAAGTTCTAGTAAATCTTTTGGGTTTACTTTGAACTCATAGGCGATGTTTACTAAATACCAATGAGCGGAAGCGTCACCTAGCCCTTGGATGCTTTTGGGTCAACCGCTCCGATTGAAGCAACAGTCTCTACCCAAGCGTCAAATTCGGCCGTGACTTGCTTCTCTCTTTTTAGAGCAACCCAAGCAAGCCAGAGCAGGTGAGTAACTTTCATCTCCTGCCCTAGCTTGGCGATGCTGATTGAATACTCAGACTCAAACTTCACCATGTCAGCCATGATGACCTTGATGTCTTTTTGAGTTCCGTCAAGAAACTCAACCTCAAGTTGCATACGCATTTGGCTTATCCTTTCTTATTTAGTTATTTATGCAGATGTGCCGCGAGTAACTGCACCGGTAATAGTCCAAGTTAGGTTCTGAACGGCTAGGTCTCCAACAGCACCCGAAACAGGGGAGGTGTTGTCAATCAGAGCGGTGAACTCATACTTAGGGGTGTTCGTTCCAGCTGGAGTTCCAGCAGGGAAGATGGTTACAGTTGCGATTGTGTTGAACAGGTTGTAAAGAACGCTGTCCAGCGCGGTTGATGCGTAGTCGTTGTGCATTGACAGAGTGACTGAGCCGCTCTTTAGACCGCCCTTGTAGGTTCTCCAGCCGGAGTCTCCAAAAGAGGTGGTCTCGATTGCGTCAGCAGTCGTTGTCAGCTCAACAGAGTTGACATTCTGAGAAATTGCAGTTCCATTGAGCTGGACTACAACATCGGTCAAGACTTGCTTTGCCATTTATTTATCTCCTATTAGTTAGCTAGCTAAAACACGAACATTGAACTCGGCTGCGAGATAAGTGATGTCTGAAATCACAACAGAGCCATAGTTCGTCATTTCGGTCACTATGCAGTCAAAGGCCTTTCCGCCTAGTGTCCTATCCGATTCTACCGCAAGCGAAACGGATGATTCTCCGGTGCTTGAGCAGTAGGCATCGAGATTTCTTTGGGCAGTTCTTTCATCTACCCTGCCAACAACTACTTGGACGGCGAAGTTGTATTCAGTCATTCCACGCTTGAAGTCTTGGTGGTATTGCACCCTAGAGAGCTGAACAATTCCAATCGGCGGATTTGGATTGTCAGGAATTACAGCAGCGGTTCTAAGTCCGGGGATTGTTGCGAGATTGGCGGCTAGCCCATCTCTGAGTTCGCTAATTGAAGCCACTATGCCATCGCAATCTTGCGATAGGGGTCAACAAGGTGCTGAACATCTGGGTCAAGTCTGAAGCCAACTCTCATCGAGCCAAGCTCGCCAGAGATAATTCCTAGAGGCGAGTCAAGTCGCTTGAAGATTCTTGACGCAAGAATGACAGTTGCCTGAGTAATTGCGATTGGGACTGCTGACCATCCCCAAGTTCCGACTAGCTCAACTGTTGCTTCGCCGTTTCGGTATGGGAACAGGTAATCCTCAACTGCCCGAATCTGAGTGTAGGAACTCACTATTCCGCCAGCTCGACCATTGAGCGGTTCTGCCTGCCAGTCTTTAGCTTCCCAAGTTGTGTCATAAGTCTCGCCGTCTTCTGATGTCTTGACGCGAGTCAGGGTGATGAAATCCTCGGTTGGGCAGACATAGTTGTCAAGCGGTGCGA